CGCAGAGATACCGGTGATACGGTTCGCTTGAGGAGAATAGATAGGGTTGTTAGGGACCTTGCGCACAAACCCAGCAGTAGCAACCGCAGCGAACCCAGAACCATCGATATAAGATAGTTCGAAGTCGTTTGCGCTTACGCTGCCAATAGTGAAGTCATAGCCAGCGATTTGCAGCATGCCAGTCGTTCCGTAGATACGGACGCGATCGCCATTGCTGTAACCGTGAGCTGTAACAGTCACTACAGGTGGGTTTGCTGCTGTTACGTCAGTACCTGACGTTGCTTGTGCAGCACCAAGAGTCTGATCAGACTGATCGACACGAGTGAAACCACCCGATGTAACCACTTCCAGATCCAAGGCGTTAGCAGCATTTTGTTTAGTGAACATGAACGCTTCGCCGTCAGCTTGACCACGTTGCCATTCAAATTTACATCCACGACCAGTCGCCTGAGTGGTCGCTGATTGAGTTCTGTTCCAGACGCGGAAAACGTCGAAGTCAGAACGCAATGCAATTTGTTTCGCAGCTCCATCAGAAGTGAAAGAACCAGAGGCGATGAGTTGTTCAGCCATGATATCCTCCTTATACTGATAGGGTTGTGCGTAGGTTAATGATCCAAGCGTCGTTTGTGATGCGAGGCACCTCAGCGAACTTGTATCCAACAGATGCGTTCAACGCCAACGGCCCATCATAGATAGGTGGTCGATAGATGAACTGTGCACTGTAGCCGTCTTGCTCGACTGCGCAGTATGCTTCCATACCAGCAACGAAACAGTTATAGACGTTAGCACCGTTAAGCGAAGCATTCGCATCACTAGAACCGATTGAGCTCAAGAGCCAACGGGTGTTAGAGATGGAACCCCACTCTGGGCGAAGTACACGGTCTTGGTTAGGGTACTGAGACTTCGAGATGAAGCCAGTAACCCGCTCAAGGTCTCCGATAAGCTGAGTCGAAGCCATGACAAAGTAAGAGTCGCGCACTGGTGCGGTACCGAACTTGTCTTCGCCTTCGATGCTATCTGAGATTGTGTACGCATCCGCAGAAGCAAGAGTCTTGATCACTTCATCAATGTCAGAACGTGCGAGCTCTGTAGGGTTGTCACCGTTGGTGCCTCCTACACAGTTCAAGAAGGAAGCTGTAGCCGCAAGCATGTTGCGAGTAAGCTCATCTTCTGTCTGACGAAGAGAAACGCCGAGACGCTGTGCTGCTTCGTTAAGTACTGGGTCTTGGTTTTGTAGCGTGACCTGCTCGTTGAGAACAACGTAGGTGCCGTAGAAATCCATCTTGGCATCAATGTCGATCGCAGTAAGCTGTTGCGCTGGGGGATATACTCCGCTGTTTCCTAGAGGCACTGTTGCAGTAGCCAATGGGTTGTAGCGTCGCATTCTTAGGTCCGTACCACCGTTCCTGGGCATGTTTTTGAGCATGGCCGGGATCTTGTGAATCATGTACGGAACTGGCACCGACAGAAGCTTGTATGAAAAGCTCTGCTGGACCGGTGCTGGAAGAACACTACTTGTAGTGGTCGCCATAGTCTAGCTCCTTGTTGGAGCGGGACCTTAACTCTGACGTGCGGCGGACTGCATTTCAGCGAACAATTGCTTCTTTAGCGAGGGTGTTAGCCCTTGCTCGAAGGCGCCTGCTTTAGACAGGGGACTTGTTCCTCCTGTCGCGCTTAATGACTTAGGCTGATTAGCGTTATCTTGAATTCGCTGCTTTGCTGCGGTGGTTTCAGCCGCTTGAGGCACAAAAGCCTTAATATATTTGTATGCTGCAACCGCTTTCGCTTCTTCATCGCCAATCAGACTAAGGGCCTGTGCAACGTCAGGCTCAAGAGCCCGCAGTTGTTTCACATTTTCCTCAGTCACCACAGCATCGAAATCCTGAAAACGATTCTTAATACGGTTAGGCGCTTCTTCCACGTGACGCTTTGCTCGATCTTCCTCTACAGCCTTTCTTGCAACTTCAGCTGCAATCTTGGCTGCGAGCCTCTCACTCTGAGCTTTGGTAAGCCATTCGTCAGAAGCGATACTTGCAAATTCGTCTACCTCCTCTACAGGAGTTGGAGTCGGAGCTTCACCGCGTTTTAAGAGTTCTTGTTGGAGAGCCATCATCATCTGACGATCTTTCTCTCTTTCAAGAGCATCCTTTTCTCTTTCGCGCTGTAGCTGCTCATTGCTTTCACGAAGCTTGCGGAAGTTCATCTCCTGGTCAGTTTCCTGGACCTCTTGAGTCGCTTCTACTTGTTCCGGTTCGGCATGAGCTACACCCATGTCCTCTGCGACAGGATCGGCGACGTCCTGATTTACGCCAGCATTTTCACTTTCGGTCATTGAGTTTCCTTGTTTGACGTTGCGAGCGTCGGTTACAGCTTTGAAACCACTGTCCATACGCAGGACTGCGAGTAGTGATTTCACTTTCCAACATACTCCATTATTTATTTTCTAGTCTAGTTATACTGGTCAATTTTTTAGTTTTTTGTCATAATGTGGCCTATCGGAGGTGGATATGGAAGTTACACGCTACAGATCAATGGAAGGTGATGGGCCGGTGGTGGCTTTCTTTTCATTGAGAATCCCCCAATGGGGTATGACCTTGAACGATTGCAGACTAATCAGGTGCAAGAACGGTGGGTTCTTTGTTGGTATGGCCAGCAAAAAGTATGAGGATAACGGAGAGACGAAGTACTCGCCGTATGTTTGGTTCGATAAAGAGGTGGCCGAAAGGTTCCAAAAAGGCGCTAAAGCCGCTGTCGATGAGTATGTAAAGACCAACCAGGAGCCACAGGATGTTCAACCCGTTCCAGCAAATGATGATGGATGCCCCTTCTAACGATAGGTTTGCTTATTCGAGAGCATTAGGATGGCATGAATATGATGACGACGGCGACCGCGTACCAGCGTTGGTTGTTGTCTGCGATGACTTTTTAGGATTTAACGTGTTCCGCATGGGACATGAACTTGAGCACATGGGCTGGTACCTTTGCCGTGAAGATGCGATTGACTTAGCTGTCGATCGATGCCGACAAGAGGTGTCCAACCATGAACTTCGACAGTCTGAACGCGACTAATCTTACCACAGCATATTGTGGTTTCTGTGTAGGTTTTCTACTACATCTTGTGTTTCGCTACATGCTCGAGTCTAACCGTGAAGAGTAGCCTACTTACTCTTGTTCCTATCCTGTTCCAGCCTAACAAATAGCCAATAGTTATAGACTTCGTCGGATACTTTAAAGTACTGCATCTGCCTCACTCCAAGAAATGGAACCCCGAATTTATCTCGCTCCAGAGTGATGAAGTCAGGCGGCTCAGGGATGTCGGCCTCATTGTACTTTTCACCTTGGAGGGTAACCATCTTAAGAAGATATGACTGATGCTTCTCCTTTTGCTTCCGCTCGTGTTCTTCGATGACCTTCTGTCTGTGTTCCTTCTGCTTCTTCGCACGCTCGGCCTCCTTGCGGTTCATCTCCGCACGGTATTGCTTTTCTATTGATTCGAAGCTCCGTTTCTGCCTGCCCTGTTCTTCATAGGCATACATGACTTCCTTTCGGTATTCTTCGTAGTCCTTCTTCTTTTGCTGCTGTTCTGCAATGCGGTTGCGTTCTTTCTGCTGGGCTACCAGTTCCTTGCGCTTGAGTTCCTTTAGCTTCCTGCGCTCCTGGTCTTTAGCCCACTGAACCTGCTGTTCAAGGCGAGCTTCCTCGCGTCTAGCTTCCTCGGCTTTACGTTCAGCCTCCTTCTCCTTCTTATGCTGAATCGCATCCACGTGATTCATCATGCAGAGAAGAGGCTCCGACCTGGTGTAGTGTCGCATCTTGCGTAGGGCTTTGGCTTCCACTTGTCTGATGCGTTGGCCACTAACACCGAACTTGGCTCCAACCGCCTTTAGTGTGAGACAGTCAAAGAATCTGCAATAGAGAACCTGTCGTTCGCGATAGCAAAGAGTGGTGAGTGTTTCATGGAGCTTGTCGAAGAGTAGAACGCGGTCGACTTCCGCTATGACATCCCGATTGTCTACCAATTCATCCGATATTGGTACCAATTCACAATCTAGTGCATCTACATATTTTGCCCGTGCCACATCAGCTTCCGTCCCACTCTTCTGGATTGTCTATTTCTGGAATTGCTGGAATCGGAATCCAGTAGTGCACTTCCATCTTTTTGACGTTCCAAGGGCTCTTTAAGAGCTTACCGTTACGTCCACGGGTCCGGTAGGTACGCTTACCCAAGAAGGGGCAGCTAAATCGGTATTTGGCAACGGGGCGACCATAGTCGTAACGCTCGACGGTCCAGCACTCTTGCCCTTCTTCTGGTAGTTTTTCCCTGACGTCGATCCACTCAGGATTCATCGTCTTCCTCGCTAAGAACAGCCCATTCAGCCTTACCGACTCTCACACCAAGATCAAAAGAGCAGCGGTAATAGGCTAATCCGTCTTCTCCAGGCGCAGAGAAGTATCCTTGGGCTCCCCATGATTTAGGCTCTGTCACCACCATGAAGCAGCCACCAAAGCATTCGTCTTGAGCTGGGTCAATCTGGATGATGTCACCGACATTCCACATCACTTTAGTTTCTTCAGTCATCTTAATCCCATTCTGCTGAGCTGATCTTTCTTATCTTACCATCTCTTCCAAGCTGCCAATCTGATGGAGCAGCCAAGCCCTTCTGATGCTTACAGATGGAACACTCTCCATTATGGAACGTAGCTACATGGTGCTCTGGCCATTCGCCACCGATAGCATTCGCGCAATCAGAGCAAATATAGCCTAGGCATTTCGTTTCCGTGATGTTTTCTTTCCACTTGCGCACAGCCTCTGTGGAAATCTCTTTTTGCGTTAGTGGCACTGGTGTCCCCATGTCATCCCATCCGTGAGTTTTCACTGGTTTTCCCTCTCCAACAACGATCTGGAATTTTATGTTCTCCTACAAATTCCCATTCGCCGTCATAGTCGCATGGCACCAACGCAGGATTATCCTGTGTAATCATCCAAACGGTGCCGTTGTTATCGCTCTTGATCCCTATGGCTACCACGTCTAGCTTCACATCTAGGAATACCATGATGTCGTCGCCTCGCAGGTCCCAGTCAATTTGATCGTAGAATGCACCAGAACCGTGGGTTATTAGCGACTGAACCTCCGCCATGTACTCCCACTTCGATTGTGTCTCTGTAAGCGCTCCACAACTGAGAGCGGGTTGAATGTCTAACCATTCAGCCAACTGAAAGACACTGACCCATCCGTACCAAAAGTCGTTGGGACCACCATAAAACAGGCGAATAGAGCGAGGCTTCTTCTCTTCGGTCATCGTAGATTCCCCGCTTG